CAGGAAAAAATTACACAATATAGCTAACGCAACAAAAAAATAACCAAATGGCAAGAATAATAACTTACGAAGATGATCCTAATATCTCGGACCTGGATAGACTGATAGGTTCGGATGGAAACGATTACAATATAACAAAGAATTTTACGCTTCTAGGGATTGCAGAGTATGTTATTGACGTATTTGTTAACCCAGATGCAACCGATTTTCACATTCCAGTCTTTAATAGTAATGGAACTAGGATAACGGATTCAATAATGCACCAAGATAGCTCTCCTTCAAATGGGGTGCCAGGTACAATAATCACTGTAGATGGCAATTTTAGCGTTGTTGGCAACACAGTACTTGGAACAACCGTAGATAATACTACTATTGTACCTTCTACACTAAGGATAAGAGGTAAAGTATCAGATAAAAGTGATAATTTTGGCGTTGCTAATCAAATATTGATGTCTGATGAGAACGGTTATGTACAATGGGGCCCAGAGTGCGGGCAAGGTTTTGTCTTAGGGCAAGGAACATTGCATTATTTGCCGTTATGGACACCAGATAGCGGAACAATTGGTGATTCTTTAGTTTACCAGAACGGTGACAATGATACGCCAGCCACAGAAATATATTTTAAAGGCGGTTTAGCCAGTGAGGGCTCAAAAGTTGCTAATATTACAGATATTGCGCTTGGTAATAAAAATTTCGCCGGTGGCGAAGGCTCTGCTGCATTTAACTTTAGGTCTATTGCATTAGGTAATGACGCATTTGCTTCTGGACATAGGGGTGTATCAGGAGGTCACGGCTCTTTTACTGCTGGTTATAATGTCGGTGCAGGTAATGATGGATTTGGCTTATGGAATGCGGATTATACTGACGCTACAGTATTAGAATTAACGCTAATCAGCGGAAATATAAACCAAGGGGATTACTTAATTGCAAATACCGGAGACGATCCTTCTGCTAAAATAGAAATATTAAGCGTGCAATACCCCACGAACACCGTGCCGTATGAAATAACCATTGCTACTCCAATATCGGTTAACCTAGACCAAGCTTTTGCAATTGAAACAGCAAATCCTGATAGAGGTGACCAGCAAGCTACAGTCGCTATTGGATTTCAATCCGCGTCTAAAGGATTTGGAGCAGCGGCTATTGGATATGATGCTGTAGCAGATGCAGCTGGGGCACTAGCATTAGGTAAAGATGCTTTAGCAGACCAGACAAATCAAGTTGCTATTGGATCCGGAAACGTAAAACTAGACGGAACGACTCAGGATGATACGCAAGATAAAGTACTCGTTATTGATGCGAATACAAGCATCGTCAGATACAGAAGCGCGCTTACGATCTCGCCTGAATTAGGATGGGACACCGTAGATTATTCAACCGGCAACCAAAACTGGATTGTGGATAAGTACAATGGGTACATGGAAATACCATTTGGCGTTATACCTCCTGCAAAAAGAGAAATAAGACCCAATGGTTTAACAACTGGAGAAGAAGGTTACTTCGTGTTTGTAGCAAATTCAGCAGATATTCCGGCAGACTTTTTGGATTTTACTTCTATAAATTCTGGTAATATAAACAGAGTAAGAACTACATGGTCCGGCAGTGGCACAAGAACATATATACCCAATAACCAAAACAACGGAAAGTGGATTACAGGAACGGCTGTTAAGTTTCACTACATAGTAAGAGAAGAGGCTGGTGTAACTACAATATGGTGGGACGCTTGCTGTGAGATTCAAGCATTAAACGATTGCCCAGTTATAACAAGCCCGTCTGTGTCTCATACAATAAATGAAGACCAAGCGTTTTCAGGGGGTTTACCCGCAACCGACGGGGACGGCCCATTAGCTTTAGCTTGGAGTATAGTTGATCAGCCTGATAACGGCAGTGTTTCTTTAAACACCGCTACGGGAGATTATACTTATACACCTAACAGTAATTATTTTGGTAGCGATTCTTTTACATGGCAAGTGTTTGATGGAGGGTGTTATTCGGCGGTTGGAACCGTAAACTTTACAATAGATGAAATTATAGAATATCCCGCGTTTAAAATATCTAATGGACTAGGTAATAACTGTGGTGCAGATGATGTTGCTCCTTTATATACTGGAACAGCAGGCGGGTCATATGTTTGGGAAGGACACTATTGTGATCCTGACCACGCAGCTTCAGATGTGACTATTACTACTTTTTATGACGTAGGAGGTACATGGACGCCTGGCTTACCAGCCAACTGGACTTTCACCAAAGACTTTGTTAGCGGTGTAGCAGTAGATTATAGGTTTACATTAGAATCATCAAACGTTGCCTCCGGCTTAACAAGGATCAAGTTAGAAATAGAAGATGTTCAAGGAAACGAAGGGACTCCATACATATTAGAGATTGGAGCTGCGTTTGATACGTTAACAAAAACAGAAATATTATTAGACTATTCCGGCGCATTGCCGGCAAATTCAAATGTAAACGGCAATTGGATATATCCTGGCGTTACATACGATAATATATGGGATGGCAAAAAAATGGAAAATCTAATTACCGATACATATGATGGCTATACCCCAAATCAAGCAGCGACAGCGAATAACGTAACCCCTAGCGGCGGTACTCTTGCAGCGCTATACCCAAGTGCAACATTTACAATTACTAAAATGCAAAGCGCCGTAGCTTTAGAATTTTATTACTCTTGTTCTCTTGATAGTGGAGCGCTATCACCTACGTCTAATAATATAGACCCAGGATTAACGATAGAATTTAACGCAGCTACTCTCGATGCCGCGTTTGGGTTACCACCCAACACAAGCACTGGCTCACTTATATGGGAACTAGAGGTAGAAGATATATTAAGAGCTCCTCTAGCGACAGGTGATATTAGCAATATATCATCGAATCTAGCTCCACAGGGCCACAACTGTAACGATGGCGGTTTTGCACTTATAGCTTGGGGTTACGACACTGCTGGTACATACCACTCCTTCTTGCTGAGAAGATTTGATATTGCAAACTCCGGCGGTGTTCCTTACCAACACCAGGGAGCAGTGGGCAGTCAATTCTTTTCCAAAAGGACATGGACTCCTCCATATGCTTACATATCAACACCAGCGCCAGTTACAGGGCAATGTACTACACCTGCAGCTACCTCAACCTGGTGGCAAAGAAGTGGTAGCGGATGGCAGCTTGATGATACTGATGTAGATGAAACTAACGCAGGAGCAATATGGGACAAACAAAATAATCTTGCTAATTTACCAAATCAATCAGGTACAGGGCAAAATAATTATTCCTATATTCCCGCAGATCAATATAATTGGTACAGCGCCGCCAATAACTCAACAGCTGGTTTATATAGAATGGACTCGGCAACAGCGGCTACTGTAGCCTCAACTATAACAAGTGGAAAAATAAACTTTATGGTTGTTGGGCTTGGGTTTGCTAATGGCCAGCAGTCAAACGGAACCCCTGCTACCTGTGACCCAACAAAAGAGTACCAGGCCTGGTTGCATGGTGATGCGTGCCAAATGAGAATATTTACAGAAAATGCAGGGGGAACAAACCAAATAGAAGTTAAAGATGGAGCAAACAGCTTCCTTGCTGGAGATGGTAAGTATGTTGAAATAGATGTATATGCAACTCCTGGCTCAAACGCAACAGTATTTTCATTCTAATATATGGCAAGAATAAGCACCTATGCACTAGATGCAAAGCCTGAAATCAATGATAAGGTTATAGGTACAGACAACGGAATCGGGGAAGCTCAGAGAACAAAGAATTATTCTTTAAGAGAGGTAATGGCTTTGTTTAACGAGCGGAACCTTGTTGCTGTTGCTGACCAAGTTATTTTTAAATTTCAGGATGACATAACAGAAGGTAGAGAGCCAGGTACAATTAGCTTAGAAAATGGCGGTGGTAATGCGGATCCGATATCAGACATGTTTGATTTAATAGTTAGCACTAAGAATAGCGGCGACATATTGATAGCAGATTATATAAAGACATTTTTAAGCAAAGATTTAATTATAGCTGAAATGGGTAATATAAATAACTTTGCAACATGCAAGCTAGTTGACTTAGACAGTAACTTTGCTCCTGGTTTTTATAAGTTTTCTTTTTTTATGAATGAAAGTAATGGCTTTATAAATAAAGAAAAACATTATATTATAGGAGAGTTTAGCGGGCAAGGCGATAAATTTTTTGAATACCCCCAGTCAAATGCAAGCGCCTTTTGGGAAATAGAACACAACTTAAACAAAAAACCTTCAGTTACAGTTTCGACCGCGTTCTCAGACGAGGAAGTGGTGGGTAAAGTAACTTACATAGATAATAACAATTTAACAATAACTTTTAACGCCGCGTTTTCCGGCAAAGCATACTTAAACTAACAAAAATGGCAGATATTAAATACTTAGTCGGATTAGATGTAGATGGTAACATTAATCTTAACACAAAAGAATTACAATTCGCTTCTATACACCCATTAGCGGCAAATCCTACATCCCCAACTCCATCGATTGGTCAAACCTATTGGAACACCGCTAATGACGAATTAAGAGTATACAATGGCACCACATGGATTTCTGTTGGAGCGGATACAAATTACGACCAGTGGCAAATTACAGATGGAAGTCAAACAGATGATGTTACTTCTAATCAAATTGTTAAATTTGCGGCAAATGCCACGGCTGGTACAGCTGGCGCGGCCTTAACTGGAACTGGAACAAATGCAGATCCATATTTAATTACTTATACTTTTCCAAACGATAATACAGAATATACAGCTGACGTAGGGCTAACGTTGGCTGGTACTCAGTTTAGCGTTAATGTAGCAGATAGCCAAACGACTCAGGCTCCGGAAAATATATCAACTTCAGCGAACAGATTGTATCAAGTTGAAACCGATGATGAAGACATGCTTGTTGTAAACGTGCCATGGACAGATACAAATGTTGTTACATACGATCTAAGCTCAGCAGCCAATGCTACAGATGGTGTTGATATTAAATTAACAGGCTCTGATTCTTCTACAGACACTATAAATATTATAGGTACAGCTAATGAGGTAGAAATTGCTCAAACAGCTACTAATAATAAAGTGCAGATTGGTTTGCCAGACGATGTGACGATAGCCGGTGAACTAACAGTTTCAGGCACAGGCCAACATAGCTTCGGTGGCCAAGTTACAATACCAACTACACCTACCGCTGGAACAGATGCGGCTTCTAAAGCATATGTTGATGCTCAAGTAGTAGGAGGTTTAGTTTACCAAGGCGGGTACGATGCTTCCACTAATACGCCCGCTTTAGATATATCCTTATCAATAGGGTCTTCTGGTAATGGCGGCGGCCCAACTTCTGGTATATTTAATGCAACGACTACTACGGGTACAGGTTCAGGAATGACTATATACGTAGAGCTAAACCAGAGTGGTAATATAACTACAGCTAGAGTTGTTGATGGGGGAGATGGTTTGTATACTACAGGAAGTACAGTAAGCGTAGCGAGCGCTATTTCCGGCCACTCAGGAAGTTTCTTTTCAGTTACAAAAATTCCCGTTTCAGGTATTGAAAAAGGTTGGACATATACAGTTACGGCTGATGGGTATTTTTACAACGAGCAAGTTAGAATTGGCGATGTACTAATAGCTGAACAAGACGATGCTATAGCCCAAGAGGATTGGACAACTGTACAAAACAATATCGACCTCGCTAGTTTAACTCAGGTGGGTATTGGTAACGTAAACGTTAATCCTTCCGCTGCTGTAGATGGTATAAGCTTATATTATTCTGCCGGTACTGCTTACGTTGGGCTAGACATTACTAATCTTACCGGTCAGACATCCGCAGCAAGTTCAGATGAAATTGCTTTTTACGATGTTAGCGCTTCAACGAATTCTAGGATCAGTGTATCAAACTTAGCTCAATCAATTTTATCAGAGCAAAATGATTCAAAGTCATTACTAATAGGAAACAGTAGTTTAACTACTATTCCGATTACAGCTGCTACTCACGGTTTAGGTAGTGATTCAAGTAAATTTTTAATACAATTAATAGAAGCTAGTACAGGGGCAACTGTACATGCTGATGTAATAAGAAAAGCAGCGGGGGCTATAGATGTTGTATTCAACTCAGCACCTGCAACAAACGCTATAAGAGTTCTTATTCACAAAACAAAATAAAATGAAATAAACTTATGTCTGTAAAACATTTATCAGATATTTTCGTTGATGGTAAAGTTGGTGTAAACAATCCGTCACCTAATGAAAAATTAGAGGTCGACGGAACAATACGCGCTAATAATTATAGTGCGAGTTTAATATTAAATTCAACCAACACAACAGGAGGCCAAACTACGGTATATGCAACAAAGCAAAATGGTGGGCTAAGCCCAGCTCAGGGATATATACAATGGAACTGGGGGCAGTATTTTGAGTATTCTAGATGGGAAGTTCGCGATCCAAATAATCTGAGTAATTATTCTAGTATAAACTTACCGTATGGCAGCTCTGCAGGAGACTTTGAAATTGATTTATCTACAAACACAGCATTAGTAATAGGCAGAACTACGCTAGATGTGGGTATTAATAACAATATATATCATTTAGGCGACACAGATACTAAATTTGGCTTTGTAGCAAATGACAATTTTGCCATAACAACTAATGGTACCGAAAGAGTAAGGGTAACGTCGGGCGGATCTGTCGGTATAGCTACAAATAATCCGAACGCTAAACTAGATGTTGAAGGCAATGCGGTCATAGGATCGACACTAAATACAGCAACTGGGCAATGGGCGGTCGCGATTGGCAACGATAACACATCATCCGGATTGGACTCGTTAGCCACAGGAGAATTAACTACCGCTTCTGGTAGACAATCGTTTTCTGGCGGGTTTGACACTACCGCTTCGGGGAGCGCTTCTTTTGCGGTAGGCGGCGGCACGATAGCCTCTGGCGAAAATGCTTTTGCTGCGTGCGGAACAACTTTAGCCTCGGGTATATCATCGGCTGCATTTGGCGCTTTTTCAGACGCGACGGGCACAAACTCATTTGCGATAGGTGGAAATACAACAGCAAGTGGTGAATCATCTTTTTCGCTAGGCGTTTCAACAAACGCGAGGGGCTTAGCCTCTATAGCCAGCGGACAAAGCTGTAACACTGGGTTAAGCGCTAATGGCTCTTTTGCTGGTGGTACCGTATCAAACGCTAATGGGCAATTTAGTATAGCTTATGGCGACGTAGCAACCGCTTCAGGTAGAGTATCGCAAGCTTTAGGATATATAGTAAATGCAACAGGGCAATATAGCTTTGCGCAAGGATTTAACAACACAGCTAGCTCTACAGCATCAGCGGTATTTGGACAACAAAACACGGTTAGCGGCCAACAAAGTATAGCTTCAGGCTTTTTAAATACTGAACGTAATCCAACATCAGCAACATTTGGCGCTTTCAATGGGCAAACAGGCCATTCCGCAACCAATAGTCAGTTTATGTTTGGGCGATACTTAAATGTACCAAGGAATTCTACTGGAAGCCCATCCCAAGGATGTGTAGTTGTGGGAGAGCACAATGCCTATTCAAATAGACCAAACGTAAAATTTGCAGTAGGTACAGGTGTAGGTGTTGGAGCTGAGGCTGATTCATTTACTGTATTAAAAGACGGTAATGTTCTAATGGAACAAATAGTAAATAAAAATTATTCAAGCGACTCTGCGGCCGCTGCAGGCGGCGTGCCAATTGGCGGGATATATCATAATTCTGGAGATTTAAAAATAAGAAGAACATAAAATGGCAAATACATATACTTTAAAAATAATAAAATTAGACGTAAAGCTTTCAGAAGAAGAATTACAAAATATAGTTTATCAAGCTCAGTTTAGATACATAGCTGAATCTGAAGACTTAAAATACTCAGCAGCAATTTCAAGCTCGTGCCCAATACAAAATCCAGATCCAGAAAATTTTATACCATTTGAAGATTTAACAGAGCAGATGGTAAGTGATTGGATATCAAATATAGTAGATTTTGGGCAATATCAGCAAACACTTGATGAACAAATAACAAAAAAACAATATCCAACTGTAGAATCTAAGAGCGTTCCTTGGTAAAAAACACCAGAAATACGTAATACATATAATATACCTGCTCGGTTTAGAGCAAACCAATAATAATTAAAACCAAAACCAATGACATTATTTTATTCGACTAGCACGTGGAGTAGTCAACCGCAAATATCCGAAAAAACCAAAACCCTATGGGAGCAAGCTTCTCAAAAGGCAAATTGGAGAATTGTTCAATTACCAAATGGATACTATCAAACAGAGTTTAAACAAGACGAAGACTGGGCTGATGTAACGCGAAGAGAAACAATAGAAGGCGCAGAGCAGGCTATTGATGCTTCAGTTGAACATTATTCTAAAAAATTAGAATTTGTAAACGGACCAAAAATTGTTAAAACTTTTGAATAAAAATATAAGAGGGGGCATGCTACGGTGTACTATCAACAAGTAGGAACCGCGTGGACGATTTACTGCCCTCTCCCTTACACGCTACTCGCGAAGAGTTAATTAAATTAAATTAAATTAAATTAAATGGAATACAATAATCCGAGCGAAATAGTAAAAACGCTCACATTCGGCAGTGATGCTAAAAAACAAATTGTCCAGGGTGTTGAAAAATTATCAAATGCCGTAAAGAGCACATTAGGAGCTTCAGGTAAATGCGTAATATATGAAGACGCCCTTGGTAGACCGGTGATTACAAAAGATGGTGTAACCGTTGCAGAAAGCGTAGTCTTATTACATCCGGTTGAAAACATAGGGGCGACCTTAATAAAGGAAGCCGCTAGCAATACCGTAAAAGAAGCTGGAGACGGAACAACGACATCGACTGTGTTAGCGCATTCATTGTTAAAAATTGCAAACAAAAAATTAGATGAAGAAGAAGTTAGAGAACTTAAAGCAGGCATTATTAGTGGTGCTAACAAAGTTAAAATATATCTTGACAAGTCCAGTACTCAAGTTGAAGGCGAAATGCTTAAAAACGTTGCTATTATTAGCTGTAATAACGACGAAGAACTTGGAACCAAAATTGGACAAGCTTACGAAAAAGTTGGGAAAAATGGCGTCGTATTAATGGAAGAGTCTGATACAAATGAGACTTATGTTGAGTTTGTTGATGGCGCACAATTTGATAGCGGATTAAAATCACCTCATTTAGCTACAGACGTAAACAAAGGGGTAGCTGTATTAGAAAACCCGTATGTGCTTATAGTATCTTCACCAATACCAAATATTAGGAGGGTGCAGAATATATTGGAGCATGTTATAAAACAAAAAAGAAGCTTACTAATTGTAGCAGACGTAGAGCAGCAGCCATACGCAACACTTTTAGCAAACAAAGTTAAGGGTAATATAAAAGTTAATATAGTAGATCCTCCGGGCTTTGGCCCTACTAAGCAGCAAACAATTGAGGACTTAGCTTTACTCACTAACGCAGTAATAATAAACGAAGAGTTAGGGGATGATTTAGATCTTATAGATCCTAATGTATTAGGCAACGCGTTTAAAGCTGTTACGGACGATAAAAACACTGTTCTGCAGGTTGGGGAAGCTAGTGAGGAAATTGCTTTACGTATAATTGACGTAGAAAAACAAATAGAAGAAGAATCTAACCCATTCTTTAAGAAAAAGCTAGAACAAAGATTGTCTATGCTAACTGGCCAGGTTGGAATAGTATACGTTGGCGCAGACTCCAAAGTTGAGCTTAAAGAAAAAAAGGACCGTGTTGAAGACGCAATACACGCGACAAAAGCAGCTTATAAAGAAGGAATTGTTGCCGGAGGAGGTGTTGCTTTATTAAATGCTTCTAAATTAATTAAACCCAAAAACAAGGGTGAAGAGGTATTGCTTGAGGCTATTAAAGAGCCTTACCATATTATATTAGAAAATGCTGGCATCAACATTGTTTATCCTCAAATTAAAAATAGGGGCATAGATGTTAAAACAGGCAAAGATGTTAATATGATAAAAGCAGGGATTATAGACCCAGTGTTAGTTACTAAGTCTGCATTAAAAAATGCTGTAAGTGTGGTAACAACTATAATATCTGCGGATTGTGTAATAAGTAATAAAAGACTAGCATAATGAAAGCAATAAACCATTTTGTAATAGTCGACAAGATAAAAGAGGCACCGAAAAAAGTAGGAGGTCTTGAATTGACGGAGAAGCAGAATAAAGACGTAAGATATATAAAAGGTAAAGTGCTTAGCGTAGGCGACCAAGTAAAAGAATTAGTTTCTGAAGGTGATATTGTAAGATATGACAAACACGCTGGACACGGAATTGAATGGCAAGAAAATTTGTATTACGTTATAAAGATTACTGATGTAGTGCTTGTGGAATGATTTTAACACCCTTGGACTTACAGCAAATGAATTTACTTAAGTATTACAGGCTCATAAGAAAGTGGGCTTGTAAAACTTATAATCTAAAAGATGCTGATTTAGAATTGCTTATTTACTTAGATTGCAAAAAGCGATTTACACGTAATAATTTTATTGAAGGAGCGTACACCTATAGCTGGGATAAAAACCGATGGGAACGTCTCCGCAGAGAAGGTTGGATAGATGTATGGCGTGAGCGCAACAGAACCACAATGAAGTATGCAATATATAAGACATCGTTTAAATGCCAAACTTTAATTAAAAGAATATATAGAATAATGTTGGCTGAAGAAGATTTGCCAACATCTGAAAGAAGTAAATTTTATAAAAATAAAACATATACAGACAAAGTTTTTAATAAAGCTATAGACGATATGATTAAAGATAAAGAAAGATAATATGGGACCAAAAGGAATCGGACCTCAAAAATTAGGGGCACCAAACTCACCAAATAAAATTTTAGGAGCTATAGCAGGGGCTATTGCAAAACCATTAATTGGTAAAGCAATTGGAGGTCTTGCCGCTGGTCTTATAAACAGAAAAAAGCAGTAATGGCATTTAAGCTAAAGTCTAAAGGGGAAATATTTGGCATCAACGAAGAACTATCTGAGTTTGGTAGACCGGTGTTTGAAAAATCTTTAGACAATGGAGTTATAGCTGAAGCGAATAGAGACGGCACTACTTTTATAAACAAAAATGTTTCTGCTCAACAAAAGAAAGAAGCGGTAGATCACGAAAACGTACACCACGATCAAATGCTCCAGAATAGATTGCAATATAGTAATGAAGAGGTGATTTGGAAAAAAGATACTAGATCCCCTGCTAGAAAATATGAAAGAGTTGGGGGAGCGCTTTTTAGCGCAGGCCAAAAGCTACAAGAAGGACACGCTTCATTCGAATGGGAAGACGAAGCATATAAAAACGATTAAAATGAAAGCAACACCTATAACGCAAAAATGCAAAAGTTCACCGATGAAGATGAACATGGCTTTAATTGAAGGCAACGCTCAAACCCTAGATAAATTTGAAGATTCTATAGGGGGTATGGTTAGCGGAGCGCTTAACGAAGATAAAAAGACACAGCAAGTAGCCCCAGAAAAAGCGGCAACACCAGAGCCACCAAAAGTAGACTACACTAAAAAATTTAAAGAAATGGGGGAGGATCTATCTAAAAAAGATTTTAATATAGAGGTACCCGACATGTCAACAGCAATAAAAAACCTAAAAGGATTTTAAAAACTAACAAAATGAATAAACCAATCACATCGAGAGTGCAGCACGCTACTGATAAAGGCATGGTTCGCCAACCGCTTTTAAACATGGGCTCCCCTGTAAAACAAAAAGTACAGCTTGAAAACAAAGCTAAAGAAACTATAGAGCAAACGGATTCTTACCAAGGCGGTAAACTAGGCGTTCAAACATCAAGAACTATAGCTAAGCCGGATAAACTTGTAAAGGGTAAAGAAAAAACAAGAGTTAAAACAGGCGCAGATGTGGGAGTTTCTCAAGCCGAGGTGGATGCTTACAACATGAAAAAATATGGTACAAAAACTCCAACCAAAGACGGGCTCACTAATAATACCGTAGGAACTGGAAAGTTCGAAGATGATACTTATACTCCAGGCACTACAACTAAAACTACAGATTTTAATTCATATAAAGTAGGTGTTAAAGGGGATGCCAAACGACCATGGCAAAGACGCTGGGACAAAAGAGCTATTAAGATTGGCGGAAGAGAAACTAGACGGGCTGGAGATAAAATTGATAAGACAAAAAGAAAGATCAGCGAATACGCTAAATATGACACGGACAAAGACGGTAAATTTAGCGCAGCGGAAAAGAAAGCTATGGGTAAAGGCGGATTTTTAGGTTTAGGTAAATCACAAAAGAAGTTTGAAAAACTCGGGCGAAGGCTTGCTGAAAACCAAGCGGAATATGAAGGGTTTAAAGGTAGCAGAGATGCCGCTATTGCTCAGGCTAAACAATCAGTTGGCAAAGGAGGCAAAATTGATTTAGGAGAAAGAGATGCGCGTTTAAGCGATGCGGGTGGATTTGATAAACAAAGAGAAGCTTTATCAAACTCTTCAAGCTCTAAAATGAAAAGTAGCCCTTATAAAATGATGCCTAAAAGCCCAGCTATGAAAGCTTTAATTGGTAATCAGAAAAATTTACCAGATGCTTTAAAACAAAAAATCTTAAATTCAAAAGGATAATATTATGGCTTATATTCAAAACTCCCCGTTTAAAAAAAGCGGGGCTTGGGCCAGAAAAGAAGGCCAATCAGAAACTGGAGGGCTCAACCAAAAAGGCGTTGATGCTTATAGAAGAGAAAACCCGGGATCTAAATTAAAAACAGCGGTAACAACTAAACCTTCTAAATTAAAACCAGGTAGCAAAGCCGCTAAGCGTAGAAAATCATTTTGTGCTAGAATGAGTGGTGTAAAAGGTCCAATGAAAAAACCAAACGGTAAACCAACAAGAAAGGCTTTAGCGTTAAGAAAATGGAATTGCTAATGGAACTGAAAGGATTAGGGGATACTATAGAAAAATTTACAAAAGCAACCGGAATAAAAAAGCTGGCTGATAAAATCCCCGGCGGGTGCGGTTGCAATAAAAGAAAAGAGAAGTTAAATAAAATGTTTCCATACAAATGAAAAAAATTTGGGAATGGCTTACGGGATCAGTAATAAAGGAAGTAGGGCAGGTTTTAGATAATCTTACTACAACAAAAGAGGAAAAACTAGAAGCCCAAAGGCTAATTACAGAAATCCTTGAAAAAGCCGACAAGGAAGCACAAGAGCAAGTTACTAGAAGATGGGAATCGGATATGAACTCAGACTCCTTCCTTTCAAAGAACATAAGGCCAATGGTGCTTATATATTTAACGGTTATATTTACCGCATTGTGTTTTTTTGATGGTAACATTGGGGAGTTTGCAATAACTGAAGAATATATACCAATTTTTCAATCTTTATTAATAACAGTATACGGGGCGTATTTTGTTGGGCGTACCTGGGAAAAAGCAAAAAAATCCAGCAATAACAAAAATTAAATTAAATAAAATGAGTAAAGTAAAGGATTTAGTATCAAAAGTAGAAAACGGAGAACTCTCTGATTTGCAAGAACTTGTAAAAGCAATTAATCAGTATCAATTACAAATAGGTGGCCTAGAGGCACAAAAGCATGATTTATTGCATCAGTTAGTAGGTATTAAGAAAAGCTTAAATGAACTTCAACAAAAGCTTGAAGATAAATACGGAAACGTTTCTATAGATATTCAAAGCGGAGAAATCAAAGAAAATGAATCTCCTAAGGAAGATTAGTATAGGAAAAGACTATAAAAATGACGCCATGCACTACTCTGTTGGACAGGAAGTGTATGGTGGTCATACTATAGTTAACATTATAGAGGAAGAACAAAAGTACTCTATCTATATACAAAAGGGAAATGACGTTATACCTTGGAAAGATTTTAATAAAAATATGGCAATAGCCATAGAATATAATATAGATTATTAATGCACGGTGTTTTTGATTTTGTTATAAAGCCAGTTAACGAAAGATATAACAACTCTAAAACAATTGACAACACAGAACTAATATTAAATACCGATTTACAGGATCATAATTTTGTTTCAAGAATAGGTATTGTAATGGGCTTGCCTATAAATAACCAAACAGGTATATGTTTAGGCGATGAAGTTATTGTGCATCATAACGTTTTTAGAAGATACAGAGATATTAGAGGTGTTGAAAAAAATAGCAGAAGCTATTATAAGGACGACTTATATTTTGTGAATGAGATGCAGATATACGCTTATAAGCATATAATTAAGTGGATACCATTATCGGGATATAATTTTGTTGCTCCTATAAAAGAAGACAAAATGTTTTCTATTGATTTTGAAAAACCTTTAAAAGGCATATTAAAATATAAAGATCCAGCTTTAAAAAGTGTAGAGCCTGGTGATGTAGTCGGTTTCCGACCTGGTATGGAATATGAGTTTATTATTAATAAACAAAAATTGTATCGCATACCAACCAATCAAATTACAATTAAATATGAATATCAAGGAAACGAAGAAGAATATAATCCAAGCTGGACATAAAGCGGTTGAGGAGTTAATCAAAGTAGCTAAAGAAGCTATTGTTGATTCAGATGATGACATCTCAGCCGATAGATTAAAAAACGCTGCTGCTACAAAAAAGTTAGCTATATTCGACGCTTTTGAAATACTTAATAGAATACAAGAAGAAGAAAATCTTTTGCTAGAAAAACCAAAAGAAGAGCCTTCTAAAAAAACTTTTAGCGGATTTGCTGAAAAAAGATCTAGATAATGTACGAGCAAAGCTTATATAGCGTAATAACGCCAATTAAGAAAAATACAATATCTAGATTAAACAAATCTAAGAAATGGAAATACGGCTACAGCAAAGAACATGATATTGTTGTAATAAGCAAGACTGGACAAATAGGTGAAATATATAATATACAGAATTTAAAAATAGCTTTACCCAAAGAGCCAGCTAAAATAGATAAGTCGCATGATAAATGGACGGTAGAAGAATATCCTAAAGAGTTAAAACGAATACAAAGCGTTTTTGATTGGCGAGATTATCCTGATGACTTCAAAGAAAAATGGGAACCATATATAGATGAACAATTTAAACGAAGAGACGAAGGCCATTGGTTTAATAATAAGGGCATGGCTACTTACATTACTGGTACTCACTTTATGTACCTGCAGCACTCCAAAATTGACGTTGGGAAGCCAGACTTTAGGGAAGCAAACAGATTATTCTTTATATTCTGGGAGGCTTGTAAAGCAGACTCACGAGCTTATGGAATGTGCTACCTTAAGAACCGTCGTTCAGGATTTTCATTTATGTCTTCAGCAGAAACCGTTAACTTGGCAACAATTACGTCAGATGCACGGTACGGTATCTTGTCTAAGTCTGGAGCGGATGCTAAGAAAATGTTCACAGACAAGGTTGTACCAATATCAGTCAACTACCCGTTCTTTTTCAAACCGATCCAGGACGGTATGGACAGGCCCAAGACAGAACTTGCCTATAGAATACCAGCCAGTAGACTCACTAGAAAATCCATACAAAATAAACAGGATCAAGAGTTATTGGAAGGGCTCGACACAACGATCGACTGGAAGAACACTGGTGATAACTCCTACGATGGGGAGAAGCTTAAACTCCTCGTCCACGATGAATCGGGAAAATGGGAAAGGCCGGACAACATCCTCAACAACTGGAGGGTTACGAAAACAACGCTAAGACTAGGAGCAAGAATTATCGGTAAGTGCATGATGGGGTCAACGTCAAACGCTTTAGATAAAGGAGGCGAAAATTTTAAAAAGCTTTATAATGACTCAGACGTCACGAAAAGAAACCGCAATGGACAGACTAAGTCAGGATTATATTCTTTGTTCATTCCTATGGAATGGAATTACGAAGGATTCATTGACAATTATGGAATGCCTGTATTCGAAGACCCACCAGCAAACTGTATTGGCCCACACGGGGACGCTATCGAAGTCGGGGTCATCGAGCATTGGAATAATGAAGCGGAAGGATTAAAAGGCGACCAGGACGCTTTAAATGAGTTTTATAGACAGTTTCCACGCACGGAAGAGCATGCGTTTAGAGATGAAACAAAGAACAGTATATTTAACCTTGTTAAATTATACGAACAAATAGATTATAACGAAGATTTATCAAGTACTAATGTAGTAAATATTGGTAGCTTTTCGTGGGAAAATGGAATAAAAGACACTAAAGTTAAATTTACGCCAAACCCGAACGGTAGGTTTAAAATAACTTGGGTTCCTAATTATGAATTGCAAAATAAGCAATACACAAAAAATGGTCTTAGGTTTCCCGGCAATGAACATATTGGCGCTTTTGGGTGCGATAGTTATGACATATCAGGAACAGTTGACGGCAAGGGATCTAAGGGTGCACTACATGGGTTAACTAAGTTTAGCATGGAAAATGCTCCTCCAAATTCATTTTTTTTAGAATACATTGCAAGACCACAAACTTCTGAAATGTTTTTTGAAGATGTACTTATGGCTTGTGTGTTTTATGGAATGCCCATATTAGCTGAAAATAACAAACCTAGGTTATTGTACTATTTTAAAAGAAGAGGGTATAGAGGCTACTCAATGAACAGACCGGATAAGATATGGAATAAGTTATCGGTAGCTGAAAAAGAAATAGGTGGAATTCCAAACTCCAGCGAAGATATTAAACAAGCTCACGCAGCTGCTATAGAAGCTTATATAGATAAATACGTAGGTTTAAAAGCAGATGGTCAATATGGGGACATGTATTTCAACAACACCTTAAACGATTGGGCAAAATTTGATATAAATAAAAGAACAAAGTTTGACGCCGCTATAAGTTCAGGCCTTGCTATAATGGCCTGTAATAGGCATTTATATAGGCCAGTTGCCCCTGTTCAAAAACAAAAGTTAAATTTAAATATTGCTAAATATAAAAATAGCGGTACAATATCGAAAATAATAAAATAACGTATGGCTGAGTCAGTTGTAAAAAGTTTTTTTCCTAGCCAAGTTGCTAGTGACGAAGAAAAAATGTCATCAGAGTATGGCCTTCGGGTAGGTAGAGCTATTCAGGACGAGTGGTTTAAATCGGACTCCGGTACTTCGAGATATAGAAGCAATCAAAATACATTCCATCATTTAAGGTTATACGCAAGAGGCGAACAGCCAATACAAAAGTATAAAGATGAATTATCAATAAATGGGGATTTATCATATCTTAATTTAGATTGGAAACCAGTACCAATTATTTCTAAATTTGTAGACATATTGGTTAATGGTATTTCAGAAAGGTCTTTTGATATAAAAGCTTATTCACAAGATCCTTATGGTGTAAGCAAAAGGACTGCTTATATGGAATCTATTATACGTGATATGCAGACCAAAGAGCTAAACGAATTTGCAGAAGCGGAATTTGGTATTAATCTTTTTGAAAACAATCCGGATCTTTTACCCGATAGCCAAGAAGAGTTAGAGCTACATATGCAGCTAACATATAAACAAGCTGTAGAGCTAGCTGAAGAGCAGGCAATACAGACTTTGTTAAATGGTAATAATTATGATTTAACAAAGAAAAGAGTTATATACGACCTATCTGTTATAGGTATTGGCGCTGTAAAAAATAGATTTAGTAAATCTGAAGGTGTTGTGGTTGATTATGTTGATCCAGCTAATTTAGTTTACTCGTACACCGAGTCTCCTTACTTTGATGATATATATTATTGCGGCGAGGTTAAAAGTATACCTTTAAATGAACTAAAAAAGCAGTTTCCAGATTTAACACAAGAAGACCTAGAGCAGATATCTAAGCAGGGCTTTCAAAACAATGGCTTTTACGACAGGACTATTAGAAATTACGATCAGTCCGACAGTAACACTGTACAAATACTGTACTTTAATTTTAAGACTTATATGAATGAAGTTTATAAAGTTAAAGAAACCGCCACAGGGGCAAGTAAAATATTAGTAAGAGACGATCAATTCAATCCGCCTATTGAAATGCTTGAAGAGCAATTCGGAAAACTTTCAAGATCATTAGAGGTTTTATACGAGGGTGTTTTAGTTTTAGGCACTAATTATTTGCTTAAATGGGATATGGCAAAAAATATGATGCGACCAAAAAGCGATCATACTAAAGTGCTTATGAATTACAGTATTGTAGCCCCAAGAATGTATAAGGGTAAAATAGAATCTATAGTTAGCCGCATAACAGGGTTTGCGGATATGATACAGCTGACGCATCTTAAATTACAGCAAGTAATGTCAAGAATGATACCTGACGGCGTTTATCTTGACGCAGATGGTTTAGCTGAAATAGATTTGGGTAATGGAACAAACTATAATCCGCAGGAAGCCTTAAATATGTTTTTCCAAACAGGTTCTGTAATAGGAAGATCATTTACTCAAGAGGGTGATATGAACCCTGGTAAAGTGCCTGTACAGGAAATAGCAAGCGGATCTGGTGGTCAAAAATTACAGTCTTTAATATCTACGTATAATTATTATTTACAAATGATACGTGATGTTACTGGTCTTAATGAAGCCAGAGATGGCAGTACACCTGATTCAAGAGCTTTAGTTGGTATTCAGAAAATGGCTGCTGCAAATTCTAATACTGCAACAAGGCATATATTGGATGCCGGTCTTTTTATAACTGCTCAAACCGCGGAGTGTTTATCATTAAGAATATCAGATATATTAGAATATTCACCATCAAGAGATGCTTTTGTACAAAAAATAGGTGGGCATAATGTCGCTACATTAAAAGAAATGTCCGATTTACACCTTTATGATTTTGGTATATTTTTAGAATTAGCGCCAGACGATGAGGAACGTTCAATGTTAGAAAACAACATACAGACAGCTCTGTCAGCTGGCCTTATAGATCTATCCGATGCAATTGACATAAGAGAAATTAAAAATATAAAGTTAGCAAATCAAGTTTTAAAAATACGTAGAAAGCGTAAGCAAGAGCAAGACCAGCTAATACAGCAGCAGAATATACAGGCTCAAGCGCAAGCAAACGCGCAAGCTCAAGAAGTGGCTGCCGCCGCTGAAGTACAAAAGAATCAAGCTTTAACGTCTCAAAAAGCTCAGCTGTTACAAATGGAAAATAATTTTGAATTGCAAAAAATGCAAGCTGAGGTTGCAGCTAAAAAAGAATTGATGGCTCAGGAATTTCAATATAATATGCAATTAAAAGGTGTAGAGACATCAGGTCAAGCACAGAAAGAAACGCAAAAAGAAGACAGAAAAGACGAAAGAACAAAGCTACAAGCAACCCAACAAAGCCAACTTATAGAGCAAAGAAAAAACAATACACCTCCTCAAAACTTCGAATCTAGCGGAAACGATATTATTGGCGGAGGATTTGACTTAGGTTCCTTCGAGCCTAGGTAATAATAATAGTAATAATTATATAATATTTTATCATGTTAGAAAACCAAGAAGAGGTTCTTGACTCCCAAGAGGAAGTACAAGAGCAAGCTGCTGCTGAAAATAAAGCACCAGAGCAAAATGTAGATTCACCTGTATCCCAGGATGATGAAGGCACAATAAAAGTAGATTTTACTAAACTCAATAAAGAAGAAAATGCCGTTCAAGAGCAAAGCGCAGATGACAGCGATGTTGTTATCGGAGAATCCCAAGACAGTAGCAACAGCGAAGAAGTGGTTGAAGAAGTACGGGAGCCCGAACAAGAAGAATCAGCTGTTCTCGAAGAAGTAACTGAAGAAGAAGTTGTTGAACAAGTAGAGGAGCTCACTGAGCAAGTTGAGCAGGCTATAGTTGAGGCTGATGCCGGCATTGATTTACCAGAAAATATTCAAAAAGTTGTTGACTTTATGAATGACACGGGAGGAAGTCTAGAAGACTATGTAAAACTCAATACCGATTATTCTGCATTAAACGAAGCGCAGCTTATTAAAGAGTATTATGAAACCACTAAGCCTCACTTAGATAAAGAAGACATAGAACTTCTTATGGAAGACTTTTCATATGACGAAGAGTTAGATGAGCCAAAAGAAATACGTAAAGCTAAAATTGCTTTTAAAGAAGAAGCTGCTAAAGCAAAGCAACATCTTGAAAAAATTAAAAACAATTATTACGAAGAAATTAAAGCTGGATCAAAATTAAATCCAGAACAACAAAAAGCCGTTGACTTTTTTAACAGGTACAATAAGGAACAAGAAACTGTTAAAAAGGAAAACGAACAACAAGCAAAAATATTTTTACAGCAAACTGATACTGTTTTTAGTGAGAATTTCAAAGGTTTTGATTATTCTGTTGGAGACAAAAAGTATAGGTTTAAAGTTAAAGATACCACAGAGGTTAAAGACACTCAAAGCGATATCAATAATTTCGTCAAGAAGTTCTTGAACGACAAAAATGAAATGATAGACGCTAAGGGATATCACAAATCTCTATTTACAGCAATGAATGCTGATGCTATTGCTAATCACTTTTACGAACAAGGTAAAGCTGATGCAATGAAAAGCAGTATTGAAAAATCTAAAAACGTAGATATGGATCCGAGAGGGACTCATGAAAAAGTTACTACGGCAAATGGTTGGCAAATACGTGCAGTTCCAAACGATAGCGTTAGTGGTTCAAAGTTGAAAATTAAAAAAAGATAATTAACCATTAAAAAATAAAAAAATGGCATTTGCAACAACGCCGGCAACGCTGGCAAACTTAAGTCACTTAACCCCACGCCCTATTAAAGGGTTGTTCGGTGACAACTATCTTTCTGTAGGAGAGATGGATTTTACACAACAATTTCTACCTGAAGTATACGAAAAAGAAGTAGAGAGATACGGTAACCGTACTATTTCTGGATTTTTACGTATGGTTGGGGCTGAAATGCCTATGGCTTCTGATCAAGTAGTATGGTCTGAGCAAGGCCGCTTACACATCGCTTATGATGACGTAGAGGTAGTAGATACAACTAACCTTACATTCCCAGTTGGTCACTTGATTGGGCCAGGAATGACAATCGTTGTGTCTAAAGGATTTACAACTCAAAAAGCTTATGTAAAGACCGTAACAGGGCAAAATGTAGAAGTAGACACTTACGGTGAAGTATCTGGTATTACAGTTACCGGTGCTGACGTAAAAGTATTTGTTTACGGATCTGAATACTCTAAAGGGACTTCACAAGCTGGTAATTCAGTTGACGCTTCTTTCACAACTTTCAACAACAAACCAATTATCTTGCGTGACAAGTATAATGTAAACGGTTCTGATGTTGCTCAAATTGGTTGGGTAGAAGTAACTACTGAAGCTGGAACATCTGGTTACCTTTGGTACTTAAAATCTGAGCACGAAGCTCGTATCCGTTTCGAAGATCAACTTGAAATGGCTATGGTAGAGGCTGAGAAATCATTAAACATTGACGGAACGACAAGAGATATTGCGCAAGCCGCTGGATTTGGTGGTGGTGGAACAATAACTGGTTCTGACGGTTTATTCTCTGTGCTTGAAACTCGTGGTCTTGTATATAATGACGCTGATTTTGGAGCTGCTGGCACTGGTGGTGCACCAAGCCCAGGTTTAGGTGAATTTGATACTATTTTAGCTGAGCTAGATAAGCAAGGAGCTATCGAGGAAAACATGCTTTTCTTAGATAGAACAACTTCTTTGTCTATTGACAATATGCTTGCGCAGCAAAATACTTACGGAGCTGGCGGTACATCTTACGGTGTATTTGACAACTCTGCAGATATGGCGTTGAACTTAGGGTTCTCTGGATTCCGTAGAGGTTCTTATGACTTCTATAAAACTGACTGGAAATATCTAAACGATTCTACTACTCGTGGACTAGTTGCTGATGTGGATGGCGTTTTGGTACCAGCTGGAACTTCAACAGTTTATGATCAACAATTAGGAAAAAATATCTCACGACCATTCCTACACATCCGCTACAGAGCTTCTGAAGCTGATGACCGTAGATTAAAGTCTTGGGTAACTGGTTCTGTTGGTGGTAACTTCACAAGTGACGCGGATGAAATGAATGTTCATTTCTTATCTGAAAGAGCGCTATGTGTACAAGCTGCTAACAACTTCGTATTGTTGAAATCAACAGTCTAGTATTACTTTAATGTAGTAATTACCCTCGTTGAATCTACGGGGGTAGTTATTACCTTTATTAACATTTTTATTATATTATATTATGGCTAAGAAAGCTAAAGCAGAAGAATCAATTGAGGTTGCACCTCAACCAACTAGTGCAAAAAATGCACCAGTTCAAAAACCCGCAAAACCAACGTGGGAAATTAAAGATAGATTATACACGTTAAAAAGCAATAAGCGACCTTTAGTATTCACAATACCTTCAAGGCATACGGCTAAGCGGCCGTTACTTTGGTTTGACGAAGAGCAAGGGTATCAAAGAGAGCTAAAATACGCCACCAATCAAAGGTCTCCATTTGTTGATGAACAACAAGGGCCAGCTACACTAGGTAGGATTGTAATGAGAGATGGCGCGCTGCGTGTACCAAAAGAAAACCAAGTTTTACAAAAATTACTTTCTTTATATCATCCATTTAGAAATGAAGTTTACGAAGAATACAAACCAGCCCAACAAGCTGCAAACCAATTAGATTGGATTGAAGCGGAAATAGCGGCTTTAAATTTAGCTAAATCACTTAGTGTTGATGAGTTAGAAGCTATATTAAGAGTTGAGTTTGGTAATAAAGTAAACGAACTGTCTAGCAGTGAATTAAAAAGAGACGGGCTAATTTTTGCCAAAAGAAAGCCATTGCTATTCTCAGAGCTAGCTCAAGATGACAACGTGCAATTAAGAAACTTTGGTATTAAAGCGGTTGAAGCTAGAATTATTCAGCTATCCGCGGATCAAAGAACATTTACATATGGTGATGCCAAAAGAAAACTTTTAACTATACCGTTTGATGAAAACCCATATTCAGCGTTAGCTGCTTGGTTTAAAACAGACGACGGCGTTGAGGTTTACAAGGCAATTGAAAAACGACTTTAATAGTCACTCATAGTGGTTAAGCCATCTTTGAGGTGGCTTAATTACTATAAATAATAGAATATGGCTGTAAGCATAGATACTGTTTATCAAAGAGTATTATCAATACTCAACAAAGAACAACGAGGGTATGTTACGCCTCAGGAATTTAATTTATTTGCAAATCAAGCGCAGTTAGATTTATTTGAGCAATACTTTTACGATATAAATCAATTTGGTAGATTACCAGGTAATGATACTGAATATTCAGATATGCTAAAGTTACTTGATGAAAAAATAGCTATATTTGAAACACGTGATAATCTAGTGTATTCAATAGCAGATAGTTCATTTATACTGCCGCAAAATATGTACCGCCTTGGTACTGTAATATATAAAAATTCTACAACAAGATTAATACTAGATCCTGCTCTAGGGCCAGAAACGCCTCAAACAACGATAGAAGAAGTTACTGTAGAAAGGATTAATGCAAATGAGTTTTTATATATAAATTCTTCTCCACTTACAAAACCCAAAAACGTTAGACCTATATATGTGGCCGATAACAGAGGCCTTAAAGTATATGGAGATCAAGAAATACAACTAGATGTAGATTTAACGTATATAAAGCAGCCTGCTAAAGTTGAATGGAAATATCAAATGGTATTAGGTGAAGCTTTATATGATTCAACATATTCCGTTGATTTTGAACTGCACGCCTCCGAGGAAACTGAATTGGTTATAAAGATACTTGAGCTAGCAAGTTTAGCAGCAAAAGAGTTAGCCGTTAATCAGCTCGCAACACAAGAAGAGGTTAGGAATACACAACAAGAAAAATCATAATAAATGGGATTACTTACTCAAAATAACGAACAATATTATCTCGGTGCAGATGGCCAGTGGAACAGTTGGGATGAAAATTACGGTGATTACCAATTTACTACAATAAAAGATGTTATTAACAACTTTATGATTTCTTATGTAGGCGAAGGTAAAATAATTAGTAAATTAAAAAGAACTGATGTTTTATTCCATGCAATGCGTGGCATACAAGAATTTAGTTTTGATATTTTGCCATCAAACAAATCCGTTGAAATAGAAATAGGACCTCAGCTGTATTTTGTTTTGCCACAAGATTATGTTAACTACGTAAAGCTAACGTGGAACGATAACGGTGTGGAACGTATTATATACCCTACATCAAAAACAAGCAATCCTTTGCCAATATTACAAGATCATAATTATGAATATTTATTTGATCAGCAGAATAGAGAAATTTTAGAGTCGCAAGAATCTAATACATGGCATGACTTCAGGCAACGTGGCAATGGTGACGGTAATGATTTAAGCGAACGCGAATTAGATTTAATTAAAAGAGGTAACATTGGACAAAGATACGGTTTAGATCCGCAATACATGCAATCTAATGGTGTGTTTTTTATAGACCCAATACAGGGATTAATTAGGTTTAGCTCGGATATGGTAAATCGCATTGTAACTCTAAAATATGTTTCTGATGGATTGGCTACAGATGAAGAAATGGTAATTCATAAGTTAGCTGAAGAAGCTTTATATAAATATATTGCTTACGCTATTTTATCTGTTAGGCCAAACATACCAGAATATGTTGTACAAAGATTTAAAAAAGAATCTTCAGCAGCTAAAAGAAACGCTAAATTAAGATTATCAAATATAAAATTAGAAGAGATTACTCAAATAATGAGAGGTAAATCTAAGCAAATAAAACATTAACATGGCAGAATTCTTGCACACCTTTCGTGGCGGTAAAATGAACAAGGACCAAGACGAAAGATTAATACCAGAAGGCCAGTATAGAGATGCTTTAAATTTAGAGATATCCACATCTGAAGGATCGGATACGGGTGCTTTACAAAATATAAAAGGTAATACTGAGATTTTAAACAAAACATATAATCCATCTACATCTTCGTTTATAGAATGGGGAAGTGATTATATTAATAGTTTAACTAATGCCATATGTATAGGCAGCTTTGTAGACACGTTAACTAATAAAATATATTGGTTTATAGCTTCTGACGAAGTTAGTGTTGTGGCACAATTTTCAGACTCAGATAAAACTGTTTCGCCTCTCTTGGTTGAAAACAAGGCAATATCAAACTTTTTAAACTTTAGAAAAGAAAACCTAATAACTGGTGTAAGTGTTATAGATAATGTTTTATATTGGACAGACGATCAGACTGAGCCTAAAAGATTGAACATTGCTGACTTTCAAAATTCCACCCCTAATTTTACAACTCACTCTAAAATATACAGCAGAGACTTTGTAGAAGAAGATATTACTGTAATAAAAAAATCCCCATTAACCTCTCCTAATATAGCAATGTTTGCTAGCGTTATTGGTGGTCCAGGTACAGGTATAACTCCTGTAACTTCTGAATACACCGTAACAGATCAAGAGAACTTTACATTTATACCAGCTAATGCTGATCCAGAAGACTACATTTCCATGCCCACCTACGCTGAGGCACAAGAAAATCCAACTAATTATCCTGCTGGGATTACAGGGCAAGTAACTATAACCACTAGTGCCGCTCCAACTTGGGCTGCGGGAAGCATAGTAAATTTAGTGGGCAGCCGCATAAACGACTCAAACGAAATAAATGAGTTTGGTATTAGAGCAGAAGTTGTTTCTGGATCAGGAACTACTTCTATTACTATAAATATTTTATCCATATCTCAAGACATAATTAAAGCTTATGATGATCTTGGCAATATAGAGCCGATTGTTTGGGAAATTTTATTGGAAGAAGATGCACCTATGTTCGAGTTTAGGTTTGTACGTTTTGCGTACAGATGGAAATACAAAGATAATCAGTATTCTACCTTCTCTCCTTGGACAGAACCAGCATTCTTAGGTAACGAATTTAAATATGTATCGTCTGACGCTTACAATATTGGTATGACCAATAATATAAGAAAGTTAGATATATTAGATTTAACCTGGGGTAATGACGATGTTAAAGAAATTGAGATTCTATATAAAGAGTCTATATCTAATGCTGTTTATCTGGTTGATACAATTGACGATAAATCAATAACTTCTTTTAGTATAAAATCTGAGATTATTGGCGCGGTAATTGATTCTAATCAAATAATAAGACCATGGGACAACGTACCTCGCAAAGCTAAGGCGCTAGAGATAACGAAGAATAGAATAGTGTACGGCAACTATTTGCAGAACTACAATGTGCCTGCTGTAATAGATATCAGTGTAGATAAACAAACGCTGACGCATCCTGGCGCTAATGACGAGGATTTGTTAAGAATGCCTTACGATTCTATAAAGTCACTAAGAACGTACCAAGCAGGGCTTTTGTATTTAGATGAGTACGGTAGAGAAACACCTGTGTTTACAAATAACAACGCATCTATAGCTATACCTAAGTCAGACGCCTCATCTGTAGTTAGCTTAAAATTTTTAGCTAATCATGCACCTCCCTCATGGGCAACTCATTTTAAATATTTTATAAAAGAAACATCAAACGAATATTACAATTTAGCGCTAGATCGCTATTACGATGCCGAAGATGGTAATGTTTGGTTAAGCTTTCCTTCTTCGGAAAGAAATAAAATAACAGAAGAATCTTACCTAGTATTAAAAAAACAGCATGACACAGATATATATGTTGCAGAAGAAGCAAGGTATAAGGTTTTAGCTATAGAGCCTGAGGCTCCGGATTTTATTGCAACATTTAACAGGTCCGTAGCTTTTGCCAGAGTGCAAATTGAAACAGGGTTTGAGCCTGATTTTATTAGACTAGAATTTAATGGCCCATCAAATGTAACCAACCTCCCGTTCCAAGAAGCTTTTACATCAGAGCATTTGCTTGTAATAAGATTTGGTGGATCAAGAACAGCGGAATACAGAATAGCAAGTGGGGGCCCAACTGGAGCAGGTGGCCTTTATGAAGTTTTATTGGACGAACCATTAGGTGAAGACGCAAACTTTTTAAGTGATCTAGCGCAAGGTGCAACAGTTTCAATAAATGTTTTTAAAGAAGTTAAAGAAAACAAGCCTGAATTTGAAGGTAGGTTTTTTGTAAAAATTAATAGAGATTTTGCGTTTCAAGAAAATGTAATTAAACCTTTTGACGCCATGAACAGGGTGTACGGTGTTCTAGGAGAGCAGCGAATAAACGTATTTAAACAAAGCACCAAT